GTCGGCGAATACGATCCGAGCAAGGTTACTCAAATCCGCGCCATGGGTTCTTCCGACGTGTTTATCCGCGCCACTGACCTGAAATGCGCCGCTGCATCGGCCTGGATTCGCGATGTGCTGAGCCTGGACCGCCCATGGGGACTATCGCCGACGCCGAATTCACAACTACCCCCCGGCGTGGTCGCCCAGATTCAAGCCTCCGCGACAGATCACGTCATGCGCGCCGTGCAACAGGGGACGATCAGCGCGGACCCGATCAGCGTGCAAAACGCGGTTTCTGACCTCATCGAGAAACTAACCCAGTCCGAAGCGCGGCGGCGCGCATCGCGCATGGAAGGCGTGATTGACGATTATCTGCGCGAGTGCGACTTCTCCGGCGAACTGGGGCAAGCGCTGGACTGGGATTTCGTGACGTTTGGCACGGCCATTCTGAGATCTCCCGTAGTGCGCGTTCGCCGCGAATTGCAGTGGATCGTAGATGCGCAAGGACAGTGGTCCTGCCAGGAAGCCGAAATACAGTATCCCGCCGTGGAGCGGGTTTCTCCGCTGGATTTCTACCCGTCCGACGATGCCACCAGCATCGATGACGCGAGCTACCTGCTGGAGAAATACCCGATTTCGCGCGCGTCCCTGGCGGCACTGAAGGGCGTGGAAAGCTGGAATTCCAGCGAAATCGATGCGGTACTGACCGAACATGGCAATGGAGGATTGCGGGAATGGACCTCTGTCGATTCCGTTCGCGCCGATCTCGCGGAACGGGTGGACGGCGGCCAGTATTCCGAAAAGCTAGATGCGCTCATCTACTGGGGCGAACTGCAAGGTAAACTCCTGCGTGATTGGGGCCTTCGCTCGGTGGAACCTCTCGCTGAATATGCGGTGGAAGCGTGGCTCATTGGCGGTCATGTGGTGCGCGTGGAAATCAAGGAGCCGCATATGCTGGACCGCCCCTATCAAAAAGCGGTCTATCGGCATCGACCAGGGAGCTTCTGGGGTGTGGGAATCCCCGAACTGATGGAAGATGCGCAAACACTGATCAACGCGGCGGCGCGCGCCCTGGCGAACAACATGGCGTTTGCCTCTGGGCCGCAGGTGGGCGTGGACCTGGAGCAAATGCCCGTTGGCGAGGATGGCTCTCGAATCTGGCCCTGGAAAGTCTGGCGGTTCAACACCGGGAAGTTTGGCAACGGCTCATCGAATGCCCCACCCATTACGTTTTTCCAGCCCGACATGCACGCGCTGGAACTGATGCAGATTTACGAGCGGTGGACCAGAATCGCGGACGAAATCACCAATATCCCGGCCTACGTGCAGGGTACTTCTTCGGTCGGCGGCGCGGGAAATACCGCATCCGGGCTGTCCATGCTGATGGGCGCGGCGACCAAGGGGATTAAGGCGATCATCGGAAACGTGGACACTGGTATCATTGAACCGCTGATCCGTGGTTTTTTCCGTTATGCCATGCTCTACTATCCTGATGATTCTGTGAAAGGCGATTGCCAGGTGGATGCGCTGGGCAGTTCGCGGCTACTGGTCCGTGAACAGAATCAGATTCGGCGCAACGAGTTCTTGCAGGCCACGAACAATCCCGTAGACCTGCAAATCATGGGTATTGGCCGGCGCGCTGAACTACTGCGTGGCGTGGCGGAATCGCTGTACATGGAACCCGACGACATTGCCCCGACTCGCGAGGAAATGGAGCAACAGCTTTCGGCGAACGCGGCCAGCGCCGCTTCGCCCAATCCCGCGCCGCAGGCCATGCCGGTCGGCGCATTACCCTCCCCGCCCAGCAGCGCGGAACTTGGGCCAGACGGCCAACCCGTCGCTGGACAGGATTTTCGTTTGATGACTCCCGGAGGTTGGTATGGCTTGGCGCGAAGACGCGAAAATTACGAAACTATCCTCTGACCTACTGACCGCACAACGAGTAAAGGTCGGCGCATCCGCGATAGAACTTCCCACGGCGCTGACGATCTCGGCGGCGGCGGGCAGTACCAACATCGCGAACATAACCATTACCGTGAAAAACAGCGCTGGAACGACGCTCGCGGCGGTATGGCCTCTGACGATCTGGCTCTCTGATGCGGCGACGGGCGTGGGGCTGACGGCTACGTCTGCCAGCGGAACGGTGCAAGCCAAGTCCGCCAGCGGAACGGACCTCGGCGTATTGACCGCCAAGAAGGCGCTCCAGGTGAATACCCTGGCGACGGGAATCTATATCCTGGAAATCACCGATTCCGCGAAAACCGGATTCTACGTGGCCGCTCAACTGCCTAACGGCATCACGGTAATATCCAGCAAATTGGTGACCGCAAACTACGGTTAACGAGAAATCGCGCGCATGATGCCTACCCTGACGCAACTCGCGGACCTGGCGCACCTGGCGGAACGGCGGGAATATGCCGTGCTGATCGAGTGGCTCACGCAGGAAAGCGCCAAGCTGACGCGAGAGGCGATCAGCACGGCGGATGCGCATCGGTGTGGCGCGGCCACCTGGGCACAGGACTTAATCACGCTGCTGGCTAATGTTCAGGAGCTTCATCGGTCGGCGAAGACCTCTGGCTCGCCGACTATTTTCTAACCCGCGAACACCCGAAAAGGACTCGCAATGCCAACCCCACAAGCCATGCTGGACGCGGAAAAAGCGGCGGAGGAGCAGTTCCGCCAAATGTTGAATCCCACGGGAGCAACGAACGCCGATCCGCCGCCCGCCTCGGAGACTCCGCCCCCCCAAGAACCGGGCGATGAATCCCCTGCTCCGCCGTCCACGCCGCCGGAAGACGAGGGAGAATCCCACTGGCAGCACAAGTATGAAGTGCTCAAGGGGAAATACGATACGGAGATTCGCCGCGCCCTGGACGAATCTGCGTACTGGCGGGACCGTGCCGCGCAGTTGGTAGCAGCGCGTCAACCAGAACCAGCCGCGCCAGCCTCTCCCACTCCCACGACTCCCTTGGGGGATGCCGCCTCCCTGGTGGACTATCTGGGGGAAGACGGGGCCAAGGCGATTCAGGAATGGATGGCGAAAAAGCAGGCGGAAATGGAAAGCCGTGTGGCGGGAATGGCCCAAGCGGCGCACCAATCTTCCGAACAAACGTTTTGGAGCCAGGTTCGCCAGGCGTTCCCGGATTACGCCAGCATGGAGCACGATCCGGTCCTTAACCAGTGGCTCAGTGAGTCCTGGCCCGGCGCGCAACAAACGCGACTGGATCAGGCGCGTGAACTGGCCAGGAATTACAATGCGGCTGGGTTCATTGCGCTGCTGCGCGCCTACGCGCCGCCCGCGCCAACGCCCCCCGCCACGCCATTGTCAAGACCCGCGCCGACGCCTCGCCGAGCGGCAGGAACGGGAACGCCTCCGCCGGAAAAGCCGAGCTATTCGCCCGCGCAAATCGTCGAAATGGGGGACAGGGTTCGACGGTTGAACTTGGAGGGGCGGCGCAAGGAGGCGAGCGATTTGGAACGAGAAATTGATACCGCCATGCGAGAATCTCGCATCGGCATTCCCTGAGTTTTGAGTAGCACTGTCGGGAGACAGCGCGTTTTTCCTAGAGGTGCAGCAGCATGGCCTATCCGGTTTCAGCGGGTAATCCGCAGTACAGTGGCTCGTGGATTCCAGCAGTATGGTCCACGAAGGTCAACGTCAAGTTTTACGATGCGTGCGTCATCGCCGCGATTTCCAATACCGATTGGGAAGGCGAGATTCGCGACAAGGGCGGCGAGGTCAACATCCGCCAAATCCCCACGATCACCGTGCGCGACTACGAGAAAGGCCAAGACCTGGTCTATGAACACCCGGAGTCGGACAACGTGGTGCTCCCCATTAACTACGGCCATTACTGGGGCGTCTACGTGGACGAGGTGGACAAGGTCCAGGCAGACATCGACTGGATCAGTAAGTTTTCGCAGGACGCCGCCGAGCAAATGAAGATCAAGGTCGATACGAACGTGCTGGGCACCGTCTATGCCGACGCGGCCAGCACGAACAAGGGATTGACCGCTGGTAAGCGCAGCGCCAGCCTGAATCTGGGCGTCACTGGCACTCCGCTGGCCATCGACAAGACCAATGTCCTGGATGTGCTGGTGGACTGCGGCACGGCTCTGGACGAGAACAACGTTCCAGAAATGGACCGCTGGATCATTTTGCCGCCGACGCTCGTGGGAGCCATCAAAAAGTCGGACCTGAAGGATGCCAGCTTGGCCGGGGACAGCACGTCGATCATGCGCAACGGTCGCGTTGGCATGATCGACCGGTTTACTGTCTACAGCAGTAACCTGCTCTCCATCGTCAGCGACGGCGGCCATAGCTGCTACAACATGCTGTTCGGCCATTCCAAGGGGCTAGCCTTTGCCTCGCAGATTCCGCAGGGGAAAATCACTCGCCTCCCCTCCGAGCGGTCGTTTGGTGAGGTGATTCGCGGGCTGTGCGTGTATGGGTTCAAGGTCACCTATCCCGCCGCGATTGGCCATCTCTACGGCTACAAGGCGTAAGGAGGTTCGATGAGTACGTATAGCGTAGTGAAGGGGAGCGGGGCCACCACGTTCCCGAATGATTTCGCGGGTGCCTATCCCATTGAGGCGACCCTGGATTTCTCGAAGATCAACAGCGGTTCCGGCACGGTGCAGAATGACATCGTGCAGTTGATCCAAATCCCGGCGAACGCCCTGGTGTTGGCGGTAGCGTTCAAGGTGACGACCGCCAATACCTCGCTGACCGATTTCGATCTGGGCGATGGCGATGTCACGGACGGTTATGTGGACGGCGCCTCCATGGCGACGGTCAATGATGGTTGCTCCTGGCAGACTACCTTCAACGAGGCGACGCCGAACACGACCAAGGAAGGGATGTCCCTGGGCAAGTTCTACACGGTGGCGGATACCATCGACTTTAAGCAGAACACCGCCGCCACCATCACGTCGGGCGTGCTTAAGGTGAAGGCGCTCCTGTTCGACTGCAACCTCTATTGAGGCCGGATCGGGTGAAGCTCCCTCCGCGTTACCTGCGCCAATCCCCGTCGGGGGCGATTTACCCGTGGACGGCATTGCTGGCGGCGCGGGGGGATATGATCGAAATCCCCTTTGCGCCGCGTGTCGTTTCCGCCCCTGTTTCCGAACCCACTTCATCTCCCATGGAGGAACCGGCCCATGAACCGCGCCGAGCTACGCGAGGCCGCCCGCGCAAGGCTCGATGACCTTGTTGAGGGCTATGGATGGTCCGACGCCGAGATCAACGGCTGGATTGATGAGGCTTGTCGGGAAGCGTGGCTGCGCCAGGGCCTGCAATCCGTTGCGGTCACCGTGGCCTTGCTGGCTGGACAGGCGGAATATGCCCTCACGGGTTCCTTTGGCTATGTCCTGAGCGCCCGGTTCTCCACGGGCAGGATGCTCGTGCGCACGACCCGTGAACGCATGGACCTGCAATACAGCGCATGGCTGGCGGCGACTGGAACGCCGGATCGCTTCTTCTTAGAAGGGAACACCTTCACGGTCTGGCCCACGCCCACCACCACCGCGACGCTGCTGTTGCAGACGCGGCAATATCCCGCCCCGCTCGCGGATGACACGGATAGCCCCACGCTGGAGGAGTTTTCGCATCCATTGTTGTTGGAGTGGGTAATTTATCAGGCCGGACAGAAACGGGACGCGGATTATCAGTTGCCCGCGCCGCAGCAATACGAAGCGGCCTTCACGCGCTATTTCGGACCACGCCCGAGCGCGCTGACCCAACGCGGTTGGCGCGATTATGGGGGCACCAGCATGGCTATTCCCTGTTAAGGAGCGACCGACATGAGTCAATGGGGACAGTTATTCGGCACGCAACCGCCACCACGCGGCACGCTCGCGGATATGGCGAATCGCTATCCAAGCGACATGGCGGATCAGCAAAATCGAGAGATTGCCCTGGGCGCGATCACGCCCTTCGCCAATGCGGCGCGCTGGGGTGGCGAACAACTTTCCAAGCTCTATGACTGGT